CTTTCCCCTCACGATCACGGACACCTCGGCGTCCTCCGTGTCGGCCACCCCGCCCTCCGTCTTCGCCGCTCCGTCGGCGTGGATCGAGAAGGATCCGGACGTGGACTACGCGGACTCGCTGAAGAACCACACGTGGAAGATCGCCACGGGCGTCGGAGCGAACTTCATCGCCGGCGACTGATCGAGCAAACCGTAAGCACATGGAAGGGAGATCCAGATGCTTGAAGTGAAGGAAATCGAAATCCTGGGGCACAGGTTCCAACTGACCCCCATGGACCCGTTCAAGGCCAAGAAGTGCGACATCAAGGTCGCCAAGGTGGTGGCCCCGTGCCTACTGGTGCTCAAGGGAATGACCGCAGGGGTGAAACCCCAATTGGCGAATCCTCAAGGTGTCGAGGAAGAAGAGCCCGCCGATGTGAGCCCAGCCCCGAAGGAGGAAGAAGATCCACTGGCCGGGCTGGACCCGGAGATGCTGGTGCAGGCCTTGACGATGGCTCTGGGAGAGCTGGACGATTCTGACCAACTCTTCAAGGACTTGTTCGCGGGAGTTGTCTGGATTTCCGAGTCCGACGATCAGGCGAACGGAGCACCTTCGCAGCTTCTACTCGACTCGACAAGCGCCATCGCAAAGGCGTTTCGGCTCATGGGGGAAGGGCCGACCATGTTTTACCGCCTCGCCATAGAGGTCGCGAGGTACAACAAGTTCTCCCCTTTTGCCGTAATCGGGGGTGGCGCGGGAACCCCCGGAACCAGTGGCTTACAAAAGCTCTTCGGGACGAAGGGCCTGGACTTGGCGAAGTTGGGTGGCTAGACGCCCAGACGGAAGCGGAATACGAGATCTGGATGGTTGTGAAGTCCATCGGATCTTTGCAGGAAGTCATGCGATGGGACCTTGAAGACATCGACGCTTACCTTGGGATACTGCGCCAGGAGCAGATGACGAAGGCGGCGCAAAACACCTACCAGATGAGGGACTCGGAACAAAATGGTCGTCGCTGAACTTCTCACCAGACTGGGCTTCGAGGTCGATCCGCGGGAACTGAACCTCGGCCTCAACCGCGCGAAGTCTTCGCTGGCGGAGTTCAAGGGATTTCTGGGAAAACTCGCGCTGGGGCTGAGTTTCTACGAGATCGGCAAGAGCGTCCTGGACACTTCACGTGAGCTGGAGACCATGACCACCCAGCTCCAGGTTATGACCGGATCGGCCGACAAAGCTCAGGTGATCTTCAAGGGTGTCACCGACTACGCGAAGAGCACGTCCTTCTACATGAAGGATATTCTCAACGCCACGGTGCAGATGCGAATGGGCATGGTACCGCTGGACCAGATCATGCCAAAGGTGAGGATCCTCGGAGACATCGCTACGACCTCTGAGCAACTGGCAAGTCTTTCGCAGGTCTACGGGCGTGTGAACGCCCAAGGGTTCGCGGCGGGTCGGGAGCTGATGCGCTTCCGGCAAGGCGGCAACTTCGACCCCACCCAGCAGCTTGCACTCATGGCCGCCGAGAAGGCAGGGCTCATGCAGAAGGGTGAGGACGTGGGATCGGGCAGCGCGACCGAGGCATTCATGCGGAAGAAGCAGGCCGAGTTCCGCACCCTGGCGATGCACCGAGAGCTGACCATCGGGATGATCGACCAAGCCATCGAGTACGCCACCACCAAGGGCGGAATGTACTTCGAGCACCAGCTTCATCAGGTGCATACGTTCTCCGGCGCGCTCACCAACATGCTGGATAACTTGCGGATCAGCGCGGGCCTTGCGATGCAGAAGCTGTTCCCCATCGCCAAAGAGCTGATGATTTTCACCGCCCACATCAACCTGGATTGGCTTGGCACGGCGTTCACCAACTTGGCGGCGGGACTCCAGTACTTGTGGGATGTCTTGAAAAGTACGGATATGGTGGCCGGGTGGGGGGCTTTCAAGAAGTCGGTCGCCGACTTCATCGACACCCTCGGAATCGTAGTGGGCGGCACCAAGGGGGCTGGAGACAGCTTGCGCAGCTTCGGTGAAATGCTGGGGGCAGCGATGGGTGCGGTGTTCAGGATCTCCGCAGCCCTCCTGGAATTGCTCGGCTACCTCGCCTACGTGGTGAAGTTCATCCGCGAGCACAACCTGCTCATGGTGTCTTTGCTGGCGTTGTTGATGATGTTCGCTGGCGTCGGCCCTGCGATCGCGAAGGTGACGACCTTCATGGTGAGCTTCTCAGCGGCCACAGCCCTGGCGAGCCTTCGGGCGTTCATGTTACAAGGCACCTTGACGAGCCTGTGGGAGTACACCAAGGTCTTCGGGACCCGCAGTGCGATGAACGCCTTCTTCGCCACATCGCAGGCGGGCATGATCGGGCTGACCATCGCCACAGGGTGGGCAATCCAGAAGATCCTGGAGCTGCATGAGGCCATCCAGGACAATGCGAGTGTGAACCGCCAGATGGAGTACGGAGCGTGGGTGGCCAACAAGTCCACGGCGGAGACGGAAGTGAAGATGGCCGAGCGCGAAGCGTTCCGAAACAAAGGACCTCGCGGGGATGCGTTCAAGGAGTTAGAGGCGAACCGCAAGCTACTCCTGGCGCACAAGAACCTGGACTTCCTGCTCTCGCACCCCGTGGCAAAGCCCAGTGAGTCCGGCACACCTCTGCAGGAAGATCTGTCCGCGAAGCTGATGGCCCAAATGTCCACGGACATGGGGAAGATCACGGACGGTCTCTCCAAGTTGCTGCCGCCTGCGCAGCAGACCGCCGCCAACACCACCCCCAAGGGCAACGTGCCCAACGACGTCCTGCGGCTGGCCGGGATGTCGTTCCGAACCCACTTTGACGTCCTGGCCAACGGCATCGCCCAGGCCGCCGAATGAACGGCCTCGCCACAGCGATCGGCGTGGCCACGGTCGGCGCTCGGTTCCTCCCGGACGGCGCACCGACCCCCACCGACCTGCAGAAGATCCAGACCCAGTACTTCCAGGCCGACGGGCTCTCCAAGAAGTCCCCGGACCTTCCCGGCCCGCTGACCGGCATGGGCCTCCAGGAGAACGCCCAGGGACAGTTCAACGCCAACCAGTCCGACTACTCGAAGGGGAGCATCTTCTTCCGGAAGTCCGGCCAGGGCCTCAAGTTCACGGCGGGATCCCCCGGCGCGGGCACCACGACCCTCGGGGCCATCGACTTCGACCTGATTATCGAGGAGGAGATCACCCTCTCCGCCAAGGTCTGCCAGCACCCGGTCCAGAGCGGCGACCCGATCACCGACCACATCCAACCCCTCCCCATGTCGGGCAGGCTCAAGGTGTTGGTCTCCAACTACTCCTTGAAATACGGGCCCGGTGGCGTCAACGCCTCCACGTGGAGCCCGTCCGTGAACCGGGCGCTGGCCGCTTACGACGCCTTCAAGCTGCTCATGCTGGCCCGCACCACCGTGACGCTGGTGACCGTGCTGGAGACCTACTCGGTGAACTCCATCGTCATCACCAGGGTGTCCGTGCCGAAGACCCACGAGGACGGCGACTCGCTGACCTTCACGATCGACTACGTCCAGATCAAGGTGATCGCCAAGCTGAACACGACGGCGCTGGCCGTGTCCGCCAAGGCCACGAACCCCACGGTCCCCCGGAACTTGAGCGCCATGCAGCCTGCCGGTAACGGCACGCAGACACCTACCGACACGCCCGTCCCGCCCAGCGGCATCATCAGCGCAGAGGGTTCGGGGGACGGCACATGAAAAAGTTCGCCTACAACCCCTTCCTCTCCTCCCAGCAGACCTTTCGGTTCGTGACCGACGAGGGCACAGCCGTCGTGGTGACGCTGCGGTGGAACGGGCGGAGCAACTTCTGGTTCCTGGATGTGACCCAGACCCTGGCCGACGGCACCACGTCATCGTTCTACGGGGTGAAGGTGGTTGCGAGCTTCCCACTCCTGCGCGCCGTGCAGAGCCTGTTCGCATTCCCCGGGGACTTCATCGTCTTCCCAGCCTCCAGCGGCGTCGTGGGACAGCCCATCGCGTTCCCGGACCTGGGATCCCAGTGGTTCCTCTGCTACCTCAACGCCACCGAGATCGCCGCCTGGGAGGTGCAAAATGGCGTTCGGTAGGGTTTTGGACATCTACGCGGGGGACAATCCTGCGGGGACGCAGGTGGGCACAGCGACGCTCATGCAGCAGGGCGAACTTTACCAGCTCGCCGGGATCAACCACGTCACCGGCGAGGATTCCCTGCACGCCTCCGCGGAGGTCCACCGTTCGAACACGATGGATCGCAACGTCGCCGAAGTCAAGATCATGAACTTGAACTCCGACACGAGGAAGTGGTTGGAAGATCCGGGCAAGATCCTGCGGGTGGACGCGGGCTACACCGACGAGGGTTTCGGCACGATCTTCTTGGGCCAGATCGACTACGCCACATCGACGCTGATCGAGAGCGACTGGGTGACGACCATCAACGCCTACGGCTTCCGCGCGCGGTCGATGGAATTCGAAACTCTTCTGACCGCAGTCTCCTACGACCCCGGCACCGACCTCCAGACGATCCTCAACGGCCTGGGCCTGATCCTCGGGGTGCCGGTCTTCGGGGTGAACGTATCGAACATCGTTCCCCAGGGCGGCTTCGTGGATGTGGGGCCGATGCGGAAGATGTTCCGGAGGGTCGAGAAGATCCTTGCCGCACCCGGGGTCAACTTGGGGCTCTACTACGACCTCGCAGAACTTCGCGTCTTCAAGGCGGGCCAGCCCGACTTCCAAATCGAAACGCTGATGTGGGACCTCACCAGCGGACTCACCAGCGCCAAGTGGGTGGTCCACGAGGTCACGGCCTGGCGCAAAGAGGTCAAGGCTGCGCGGGCGCTCCAGAAGGCCCAAGCGGCCTACAACAAGCGAAAGTCTCCTGACGGGCAGACACGCGCCGCGCAGACCGTGTGGTATAAGAAGTACGCTGACGCCGAAGCCAAGCGGGAGCGTGTCGAGCTCCACGGGCTCGTCAACCACATTGCCCGCCCCAACTGCCCCGTCAAGGTAAGTCACCCGGCGCTCTCCACCGACGGATACATGCTTCTCGTGGCGGACGACATCACCTATCGCCTGACGAACTTTGGCGAGGACTTCGACATGGCGATCCACGCATCGCGCGATGCGTCGGGGAACGTCTGATGTCGAAGATCACCCTTCCCGAGGCCGTCCAGTTCCTGATCGACGCCAACATCGAAGGCGTCCACACCAGCATCCCCGGGATCGTGACGTCCTACGACGGCCACAAGACCCGCCGCGCCACGGTCCAGCCCTCCGTTCGGCTCCCGTCCTCCAACGGTGTGCTCATGGACATCCCGCCCATCGGCGGCGTGCCGGTGGTGTTCCCCTCCTCCGCCCTGGGCACCCTGTTCTTCCCGATCAACCCGGGCGACGGCGTGACGCTGGTGTTCTCCGAGGTGGGGATCGGGAGATACCTGCAGAGCGACGGGAGCGACCTAGCCGACCCGGGCTCGCTGGACCGTCACGCCCTGACCGACGCCATCGCCATCCCCGGCCTCTGGACTTGGAGCTCCGCACCGGAGTTCCCCGCCAGCGCGACGATGGATGCCGTGGTGCTGGTGAGCGGGAACGGCTCGATCGTGGAGCTGGGCGCGACGGTCGGGATTCGAAACGCCCAGACCGACCTCCGGGCGGAGCTGGAGACGATCTACGCCGAGCTGGACCAGCTTCGACAGGATTTGACGCTGAACTTCACGAACGTCGGGGCCGGGATCTCCGCCGGTGCGTCCTTCCTCACCGCTGCCGTCGCTGCGGCCACAGCCGCCGCCACGCTGCACACTGTCGCGAGAGCACAGGTCGCTCTCGACAAGGCCTCCCTGCAGGAGCTTCTGAAATGAGCACGACCATCGCCCTCGGGATCGACGCCGTGGACCCCACGATCGCCACGCCGATGTACGACCTCTACCTGGATCCCACCGGGCAACTGAAGTTCCACCAAGTCACCAACGCCGTCGTGGCCCAGGCGGTCATCACCCGGCTACGCACCATGCTGGGCGAGTGGTACCAAGACCCTTCCATCGGGATCGACTACGTCGGGCAGGTGCTCATCAAGGGGCCGAATCTCGCCACCCTCCAGAGGTATTTCGCAGCGCAGATCGCGCTCGTGCCCGGCGTGTCTTCGGTGGTCTCCGTGGTCTGCAAGTTGAACTCCGCGACGCGGACGCTCTACGTGAACTTCTCCGCCATCGCCACCGACGGCACAGCCGTCCAAGGGAGCATTTGATGGGAACCTACGTCACAGCCACGGGCTTCGTCGCCCGCACGCTCCAGCAGATCCTCTCCAGCCTCAACGCCGCGATGGTCTCGTTCTTCGGCCCGACGATCGACACCTCCGCCGAAGGCCCCACGGGACAGCTCCTGGGCCTGGAGGCCGCAGGTCTGGGCGACATGTGGGACGCGACTCAGGAGGTCTATGCATCCATGGATCCGGCACAGGCTTCCGGTGCGGCCCTGGACCGCATCTGCACCTACACGGGCGTCGTGCGTATCGCCGCGGCGGAGTCCACGGTGTACGCGAATCTCTACGCTCTCCCCGCCAACGACGGGGTAACGATTCCTTCTGGCAGCACGGCCCGACGGGTGAGGGGGGCGGTGGTATTCTCCCTATCCACCAACGCCGTCATTTCGTCGGGCTCCTGCCAGGACCTCTACCTGTCGTTCGGCACCGTGCCAGCGATCGGTGCCACGGTGACGCTGGTCACATCGTTCGGCAGCTTCTCCGTGACCGCGACCTCGGACGCGGACGCCACGACGCGGGCCATCAACACGATGAATCTGCTCGCCATCGCGATCAACGCAGGCACCTGGGGCACCCCCACACCGCCGACGCTTCCTGGCGTGGCCCAGGTCTGGTCCAGCGGCGTGATCCAGTACCCGACGACGGACGCGGTTGGCGGTGAGCAGTTCCCGACGGGCGTGGTCCTTCGGCTTCAGCACCCGATGACCCCGTACTCCTACTCGTCGGCTAACCCTTCGAACTCGCAGTGGACGACGGATCTCATCGGCTCCCAGGGTTCGTTCATCTGCAACGTGACCGGCGCCCAGACCGTGGCGATCAACGAGCTGACGGCGATCGTCTCCCCGCAGACCGGCTGGGCCTTCGTGACGAACCTCGTGCCCGGCGTTCCTGGTCGCGACGTGGAGACCGACGACGCCCTGCGCCTGCGCCGCGCACAACAGATCGGCCTTGGGCTCTCCACTCCCGCCGCCATGACCGCCTACATCTACGACAACGTGGCCGGTGTCTCCACCGTGGCGGTGTCCTCCAACGACGGCGACACGGCGATCGACGCCTACACCCCAGCGCATTCCGTGACGGCGACCGTGGTCGGCGGAGATCCCCAGGCCATCGCCAACGCGGTGTGGGCCAGCAAACCCGCAGGCATCGCCACGGGGGGCAACACGACGCGCTCGGTGCCGGACTCCCAAGGGACCCTGCACAACGTCTCCTTCAACATTCCGACGGCGACGCTCATCTGGGTGAAGGTGCTCTACGACCTCTACACCGAGGAGTCCTTCCCAGGCAACGCGGCGATCACGACCGCAATTCTCGCGTGGGCGGCGGCGGAGTTCACCGCAGGCAAGGACGTGATCGCGCCGAGGTTCCTGGCCCCCATCTACACGGTGCCGGGGATCGGAAACGCGCAGGTGACGGTCTCCACAGACGGCAGCACCTACGTCGCAGGGCCCATCGTGCTCGGCCCCGGAAACGTGGCGGAGATCCCGAACGGCACCTACATCGCCTACGGTACGCTATGAGCGACGAACCCATCCAGCCAGTCGACCACAACGACCTCCAGGAGCTTCTCCTGGAGCAGTACAAGTGGCGCACCGACACGACGCCCTCGCGGATCACGAACATGATCTCGATGCTGGCCTCGGAGATGAACTTGGTCGAGGACGCGATCCAGGAGTTGCTGACGGCGTTCGACATGGCCACGGCCATCGGAGTGCAGCTGGACATGCTTGGGGCGATCTTCGGGGCACCCTTGCGCAACGGCGCGACGGACTCCGCGTATCGGATCACCGTCCAGACAGCGGCGCTGAAGGCAACCTCCGGCACACCCGAGCAGCTGATCGCGGCGATCCGCGGAGTGGCGGGCGGCGTCGCCCCCATCATCCTACAAGAAGTGCAGCCCGCCAAGGTGTATGCTTTCTATGGTACGGGGGCGATCCCGGGGATCACCGTGGCGCAGATTCGGCCATCGGCAGTGCCGGCGGGTGTGCAGTTGATCTTCACGGACTTCCGCATCACCGACGACGGCACGGTGCGAGTTACAGATGACCTTCAAACAAGACTGGTGGGGGGCTAACCATGGGCTACAGAATTCAGGATTTGACTGCCGCGACGGTGCTCACGCCGGCGACGGACCTCTTGGAGTTTCAGCAGCTGTCGCAGTCCGCCCCCACCAGCCGCAAGGTGACACTTGCGCAACTCCTGGCGAGCACTCTTCAGCCGGCGAACAACCTGTCCGACATCGTGAGCGCGACGGCAGCGCAGGCGAACCTGGGGCTCGGGTCCGCCGCGACGCAAGCATCTTCGGCGTTCGACGCGGCGGGCGCGGCAGCGGCGGCACTGGTATCCGCTACGGCATTGGTGACCGCAGAGACGACCCGAGCAGAAGCCGCAGAAGTCGTGTTGTCCAGAGGTGTAGGCATCTACACGGTGCCCTGCACAGCGGTTGCGGCAGGGAACTCTGGAGCAGATTTGGCCGTCGGCAATGCCAAGGTCCGCCTCAACCAACTGTCCGTGAACGTATTCTACCTGGATGTCGACATTCCCGCGATGGCGACTGGTACCGGAGCTGGATCCCACCCCGTACACTACGGCATAAATATGGCTGGAATTGTTGAAGCTCAGTGGTTGGCCTGGCAGGCCGTCGCATCTTCCGTACCCAAGGGGGTTATCATGGGCATGTTCTCCCAGGCGGCAACACCAACCATGTTTCCGGTCACGACGCACCTTCTCGGTGGGTATGACATCACGCTCTCGCCTGCATACGGAGACGGGTCTGGGGGAAGCAATTTGACGCTCATGTGGCCCGCGAATGTTGGCGCACACATCTTCGGGGTGCTGTATGTCGGTGCTTAAGGGACCTCTCAGGGCACTCCTACTCACCATCGCGGCGGCCCTGGCCCAGTCTCCCACCGGCCCAGGAACCTTCGTGCTCCACCGCCCCACCTCGGGCGCTCCGGTGGATCTCATGTACCTCGACTCCGTGTGGAATGTCGGCACGGGTCTGCGCCGCTCCGGTGACACCATCTTCCTCAACTACTCCGGCGTCACGCCGGGGGCGTACGGGGACGCGACCCATGTCTTCCAGGGCACAGTGGACTCCTTCGGGCGCATTACCAGCGCCACCAGCGTGCCGATCACGGGCGGTGGCGGGGGCGGAGGCGTCTCCTCGTTCGCCGGGCGCACTGGGCCTGTAGTGCCTCAGCGGAGCGACTACGCGGGGTACTACCTGGACTCCGCCCAGGCATCCCCCCTCATCGGAGACAGCCTCGCCGCGAACTCCCAGGGCTGGCAGACGGCGGGGCAGGTCGATATGCTGATCTCCGACACCGCAACCACGCTCCGGACCCTCCAGGCCGATTCCATGGCCCTCGCGCGCATCCTGCTGGCGGACACCTCCTCGGCCCTGCGGACGCTTATCGGGCGCTACCTGCCTTTGTCGGGCGGAACACTAACTGGCCCGCTTGGAGGGACTTCAGCGACGTTCTCCAATTCGGTTACCGGTATCGTGCTGACCGCCAATCGCACGGCGTCTGATGCCATTGGCGCGGGCCCCGACGTGAACATTCAAGACCCTGCTCCGACTGGATCAGCCTGGACATTCCAGCTCATGGCCACCGGCAGCAATCTTTCCCTGACGAGCTTGGTTGGTGGGACCCAACGGACGCCGATTTCGATTACCCCGACAGGGATGATTTCCGCACAGGCTTACGCGACCACTGGCGGTACGTCCTCTCAGCTCGTGTCGGGAACCGGATCTCTCGTTTCGCCGTCCGCCTTCGATGTCGATTCCGCCCGCGCCTCCCACATCGCGGACACGGCGAAACGCTCGGGGTGGGCGCTCTATGCGGACTCGGCTCGCGTATCTGGTGGCGGGGGAGGCGGCGGATCGGGCGGTGCGATCTACTCCAGCTCGACGCCGATCACGGTCGCCACAACCACGCTGACCAGCCTCACGCCCTCCATTCCGACGATCCCGAGCGCGAACCAGGGGCCCGGCTTCGTCTACGCGCTTGAATGGGATGGTACTGGATCCTGGGCCACGCTCGCCAACACGCTGAACCAGACCGTTTCCATGGGCGGCACGACACTGGTCTCCTGGACGCTTGCCGGGACCACGGTTCCCTACCTGCAAGCGGGCGGTGCGGTGAAATTCCGGACGGACCTCCGCGTCTTCGCACAGACCGCCATCGGCGCAACGGCTACAGTCAAGGTCAAGGGCTTCCTGGAGGTTGACGGCGGCTACTACCAGGGGCACCCGATCTACCAGCGCCTCAACGTGGACGAGGTCGCGACGGTCAATACCACGGCGGCGAACATCCTTCAGGAGTCCGTCCAGTGGAGCGCGGCCGGGGGCAACACGCTGACCATGGACCAGATCGCGGAGTGGTTGGTCACCACACAGACCACGGCATCCTTCCCGCCATCGGGGACGGCTTCTGGGGATCTCTCGGGGAGCTATCCAGGCCCCATCGTCTCAGGATTGTTGGGGCACTCGCTTGGATCTTTGACGGTCGGGTACCCCAACTGGAACGGTTCCGCGTGGGTCTGGACAACCCCGACCGGTGCGGTGACCTCCGTCTTCGGGCGTACTGGTGCGGTCGCGGCCACGACCGGCGACTACACGGCGGCGCAGGTGGGGGCAGAACCAGCGATCACCGCTGGCACCACGGCGCAGTACTGGCGCGGCGACAAGTCATGGCAGCCCTTCCCGACCACCTGGGCGTGGGGATCGCTGACCGGCATTCCGGCCAACGTGACCTCGTTCGGCTCCCTGGCGAACACGGCTGGTGCCCTGACGAACAATGGATCCGGGACATTTTCGTACGCCGCCTATGTTCCAGCCTTCACCAGCGCCGCCGAGAACCTCTTCTGGGCCACGCCCAACGGGGCCAGCGGGGTCCCGAGCCTCCGGGCCATCGTGAACAGCGACATTCCCTCCTTTTTTGGCGACGTCACGGGGACGATCAACGCGACTGCGGTCAACCGAATCAACGGCGTCAGTCTGGCCGGGCTTGCCACAGGGCTCCTGAAGAACCTCACGGCCCTGGGTACGCCGTCCATCGCGGTAGGCTCTGACCTGAACACAACGTTCGGGAGTCAGACGGCGAACTACTTCTACGCGGCGCCGAACGGATCCGCGGGAAACCCATCCTTTCGTGCGATGGTCGCCGCGGATGTGCCGACCCTGAACCAGAGCACCACTGGCACAGCCGCGAACATCACGGCCACGTCGAACTCGACACTGACGACGCTCTCCGTGCTCTCCCTCCCCATCGGGCAGGTGACGGGCACGATCAATGCCTCGCAGGTCAACGGCGCGGCAGTACCAGTCTCCAAGGCTTTCGTCGGGACCAACACCTCGGGGCAGATCATCGACGCCACCAGCACAGTCATCACCGCCGCGATGGAGCCAGCACACACGGGCGACGCGACCAATACGGCGGGGTCGCTCGCCATGACGATCCCAGCGGGGACGGTCACTCTGGCGAAACAAGCGAACCTTGCGGCCAACAGCGTGGAGGGAAACCTTACAGGGTCTGCAGCGACGCCAGTCGCGGTCCCGGCCTCCGCGACAGGCACGGCATCCTCGGTAGCCGTGC